GTGTATCAAGGTAGAGACAAGATGTCAAGCGCTCCTTTGATTATTTCTACTTGGCAATCTCTATATCAATTACCAAGTGAATACTTTGAACAATTTGATTTTGTATTAGGTGATGAAGCACATTTATTTAAAGCACAATCTCTTGTTAAAATAATGACTTCTTGTATCAATGCAAGATATAGAATTGGACTTACTGGTACTCTTGATGGAACAAAAACTCATAAACTAGTATTAGAAGGTTTGTTTGGTCCTGCAAATAAAGTTATTACGACTAAACAATTGATGGACAATAAACAGTTGGCAGAGTTCTCAATTAAATGTTTGATTTTAAAACATGATGATGAGATATGTAAACTCATGGTGGAAAAATCATATCAAGATGAAATTGAATACTTGTTTCTATCTGAATCTAGGAATAAGTTTATCAGAAATCTAACAATATCAATGAAAGGAAATTCATTACTTCTCTTTCAATATGTTGACAAACACGGTAAAGTACTGTATGATATGATCAGAAACGCAGATAACATTGGTGAAAGAAAAGTATTCTTTGTTTATGGTGGAACTGATACAGAAACTCGTGAAGAAATTCGTAAGATTACTGAGACAGAAACAGATTCAATCATAGTCGCCAGTTATGGAACATTCTCGACTGGTGTGAATATTCGTAATCTCCACAATGTTATTTTCGCATCACCATCAAAGTCAAGAGTTCGCAATCTTCAATCTATTGGTCGTGGACTCAGACTTGGTAATAATAAAACAAAAGCAACACTATACGATATAGCTGATGACTTACGGTATAAAAATCATATGAACTTTACTCTTAGACACTTTGTTGAAAGAACAAAGATCTACAATGAAGAAAAGTTCACATACAAATTATATAAAATAGGACTGACATATGGAAACAACAATCAAGATTTTCAGACTTAACTGCGGTGATGACATAATTGCAAAAGTTGAAAAGAAAGATAATAAATATAAATTAATACATCCAATCATCTTTATGTTAAGGAATGATAATAAAACTGGAAATCAAGTTGTAAATATGTCTTTTTGGTTACCTGTTAGTTTGATGGATAAAAATGAGGCGATTATTGAGGATAGAGACGTACTTACCGTGGTTGATCCTTCTGCTGATTTTGCTGAATATTATTTGGGTGCTGTTGAGAGTATCAACAGTAGTATAACGTCTTTTAAATCTGAAGATGATGATGAACCCTTGACTGAAGAAAATATGATGTCTATTTTGGATTCTATGTCTGTTGGTAATAACAATAATTTAATCCACTAACCTCAGGAGATATCATGGAAAAGAAAGAAAGTGGTTCGAAAAAACACTATATTAATAACGCAGACTTTTGTAAAGCGTTGATTGACTATAAGTCAAAAGTTGAATTGTCAATAACGAACAACACAACAAAACCAGCGATACCAAATTATATCGGTGAGTGTTTTCTCAAGATTGCACATGGGTTATCACACAAACCAAACTTCATCAATTACTCATATCGGGATGAAATGATTGCAGACGGTATTGAGAACTGCATCATGTACTTTGAGAACTTTGATCCATTGAAGTCTAACAATCCATTTGCATATTTTACACAGATCGTATACTACGCTTTTCTTCGGAGAATCCAGAAAGAAAAGAAACAGATGTATGTAAAGTATAAATCTACTGAACAGTTTGGCATTCTAGATGAGTCTGAACTATTAGGTTATGAAGAAGCAACTGGTAAACAATTCGAACTTTATGATAACATTTCTGATTTCATTTCCACATTTGAAGAATCTAAAAAGAAAAAGAAAGAGTTGAAAAAGTCAAAGGGTATCGAAAACTTCTTGGAGACTTGACATCCTCAAATTTATGTGATATGATTTGAAAAACTTGGAGATATTTTATGGCTGTGTATCGTAAAATTACGAATGATGTACAATCACGAAAGACTATTTTGAACACGTACACCTATTGGGATGATGCGTTTGATCCCGAAGAACTTGAAAAATTAATCGACTATTGTGGCAAGTTCGAACTAGATAAGGGTAAAACGGTAGGAATGCTCAATAAAAAAACTAATGAAGAACAAGTTGATATTGAAGATCCAAAAACTGATGTTCGGCGATCTGATATTAAGTTCCTAACTCCAAATGAACAGAACATGTGGATATTTGATCGCATTAATAATGTTATTGATCTATTAAATGATAGATACTACAATATGGATCTTTATGGATATGACTCTATGCAATATACAGAGTATAATTCTGAAGAAAAAGGACATTATGGTTTTCATATGGACTCAGCAGTTGGTGGAGTAAACGCTTTAGGTGAAACTCGCAAATTATCAATGTCGATGTTTCTTAGTGATCCTGATGAGTATAAGGGCGGTAAGTTTCAATTTAATGAAGGTACTGAAAAACATCCACTTGATGTTCCTCAAAAGAAAGGTCGACTGATCTTGTTTCCGTCATTTATGATCCATCGTGTCACTCCAGTCACGAAGGGTATTCGTAAATCTTTAGTGGTGTGGGTTTTAGGACCTAAGTTTAGATAAGGAGAAGCGTATGGGTAAGTTGCAAAATCACGTTAATAAATTGATTGAAAAACATCACATGTTGAAAAAAGAAGTAACTCAACTTGAGATGACACACGCATCTGATTATGCGATCCGTGAAACTAAAAAGAAGAAACTCAGACTAAAAGATGAGATTGATAGAATGCAAACTCTTGAGAAGTTTTATCCATCTTCATTCTAATCTATGAAAGTTGCAATTATAACGGATCAACACTTTGGTGCTAGAGGTGATTCAATTCATTTTCTAGACTACTATGAGAAGTTTTACAAAGAAACTTTCTTCAAAGTTATTGATGAAAACGATATCAATACTGTGTTGATCCTTGGTGATACATTTGATCGTCGGAAGTTTATTAACTTCTATTCTTTTCATCGTGCAAAGTCTATGTTCTTTGATGAGTTGTATAACCGTAACATCACGGTGTATATGCTCGTAGGTAATCATGACACTTACTATAAGAATACGAATGATGTGAATTCGCCTGAACTTCTTCTGGAAGAGTATGATAACATCACAGTTATTAATACACCACATACTATTAATTTAAATTATGCAAATGAGACTGTTGGTATTTGTATGATGCCTTGGATATGTGCAGATAATTATAATCGATCTCTTCAAGAAATTAAAACGACTAACGCAACTATCTGTATGGGTCATTTTGAAATTCTTGGATTCACGATGCATCGAGGTGCGGTATGTACTGATGGTCTTGATTCATCGATGTTTGATAAATTTGATCTAGTCTTTTCTGGACATTATCACCATAGATCAAACAATGGAAAGATCTTTTATCTAGGTAATCCATATGAATTGAATTGGATGGATTATAATGATCCACGTGGATTTCATCTATTCAATTTAGAGACTAAAGAATTAGAGTTCATTGAAAATCCAAATCGAATGTTTCATCGAATCGTATATGATGATAAAGTCGAAAGTCTTCAGTCGATTTCAAGTAAAGACCTATCTGCATACAAAGGAACATATGTCAAAGTGGTCGTAGTGAATAAGACTAATCCATATATGTTTGATGTGTTCATCAATAATCTTTATAAAGAAAATCCAATTGATATTTCAATTGCAGAAGACTTCGTTGATATTGAAGATTTAGAAGAAGATGTTGTCAATGAAACAGAAGATACGACTACAATCTTAAATAAGTACGTTGACAACTTGACAACCGATCTGAATAAAGATAAACTCAAAGGATTACTCCGAGAACTCTACGTCGAAGCACTAAATCAAGAAGTATGATTACATTTACAAAAATTAGGTGGAAGAACATTCTCTCCACAGGGAATGCTTTTACCGAGATTGACTTGACTCGATCCACCAACACACTCATAGTGGGACAGAATGGTGCTGGAAAATCAACCATACTTGATGCTTTTACGTTTGTTCTTTTTGGCAAACCGTTTAGGAAGATTAATAAACCCAATCTACTGAATTCAATCAATCAGTCAAATGGTGTAGTTGAAGTTGAGTTTACGATCGGTAAGAAAGAATACAAAGTAATTCGTGGTCTAAAACCTAACGTCTTTGAAATCTTCTGCGATAACATTCTTCTCAATCAAGATGCAAAAGCAAAAGACTATCAAGAACATCTCGAAAAGTTTATTCTAAAACTGAACTATAAGTCTTTCACACAAGTTGTGATTCTTGGTTCCGCATCATTTGTTCCGTTCATGCAGTTGTCTGCTGCCGATCGGCGTACAATCATTGAAGATTTACTTGACATTGGTATCTTCTCTTCAATGAATGCCGTTGTTAAAAATGAATTGAGTGATCTTAAAGATAAACAAAAAGATGTTGATTATGAAATGAAACTGGTCGCAGAGAAGATCAAGATTCAGAAACAGAACATTGAAGATCACAAAACAAATTCTGCAAGTGAGATTGCCAAGAAACGCGAAGAGATTGAGGCAAACAATACCTCTATCGATAAACTCAAAAGTGATATTGCTTTAATTGAGAAACATGTGGATCAATTATTGGACAGTCTAAAAGATAGATCATCAACTGAACAGAAGTCCAAGAAGATGCTTCAGATTGAGGCAAAGTTTGAAAATAATAACTCTAAAATTAAAAATGAAATAGAGTTCTATGAGAACAATGACAACTGTCCTACTTGTCATCAAGCAATCCATGAGGATCATAAAACAAAAAGCATTCAAGAAAAGAGAGAGAAACTGACAGAACTTGAAAAAGCAACTGAGTTACTATTGATTGAAATTGAAAAGAACAATAAAAGACTTGACGAAATTACAAAGACCCAAGAAAATGTTAGAAATCACAATTCAGAAGTTGTTAAGTTAAACACTCAATTTAAATCATTGAACACATATAACACAAAGTTGTTGGATGAGATTGCTCAAATTGAGAAGAATACTGCATCGTTTGAAACTGACAATACCAAGTTGAAAGAACTTAAGGTATTGTTAGAAGGTCATGTCAGAAATGCAAAACAGTATGCAGAAGATAAACAGTATTATGAATATGCATCAACTCTATTAAAAGATACAGGTATTAAAACTAAAATTATCAAGCAGTATCTGCCCGTAATGAACAAGTTGATTAATAAATACCTTGCCGCAATGGACTTCTTTGTTAACTTCAATCTTAATGAAAACTTTGAAGAGACTATTAAGTCTAGGCACAGAGATGAGTTTTCTTATGCATCTTTCTCTGAGGGTGAAAAGATGCGTATAGATTTGGCACTCTTGTTTACTTGGCGTCAAGTTGCAAAGATGAAGAATTCAGTAAACACTAATCTACTAATACTTGATGAAGTGTTTGACTCATCTCTAGATGGAGTTGGAACAGAAGAGTTTCTTAAACTCCTAAACTCTTTAGATACAAATACAAATGTGTTTGTTATATCGCATAAGGGTGATCAACTCTTCGATAAATTTAGATCGGTAATTAAATTCGAAAAACGAAACAATTTTTCACAGGTGGCAAAATGAGTGATATTATTACATTCGATACAGATTCATGGAGAAAAGATATAAAAGTTTCAACCATGACTGTTACTCCTAAAGTTAGCACATTTAAGTTGGTGTCCGAGAATGATCCTATTCTCAAAGAAGTTATTCCAGAGTTTGACTTCGATAATCCTCCAGTTGATCCTAATGCGTTTGCAAGTTCTCTTGTTGAGACTTGTATTAAACATGAAGGATTTGGACTATCTGCAAATCAATGTGGATTTAGGCATCGTGTATTCGTTGTTGGTGCTGGAGAAGAATACGTTGCATTCTATAATCCAAAGATTGTTTCATCATCAGGTTCTACAAAGTTACCAGAAGGATGTTTATCGTTCAAGAATCTTTATCTTGAAATTGAAAGACCTGAAACGATTGAAGTTGAAT